TATTACTTCAGCAACTGCTGCTACATTGTCTAGCAACCCAAATATTGCTTCTGGTATCGTGTCCATCACATTCCGCTGGGAGTACTACGATGAATTCGTTTCTGCTCCAGGAACATCTACATATCTGGTATCTCAAGGTTTAGCAAGTGCTAAAGATGAAGTGCACGCTGTAGTAGTTGATCGTCTTGGTCAATTCACTGGTGTACAGGGCGCAGTTCTTGAGAAATATACTGCAGTATCAAAAGCAGCAGATGCTGTATTGACTGATGGTACAACAAACTACCTTAAAACAGTAATCAATCGTAGCTCTGATTATATCTGGGTTCTAAAAGATCTAGATGATGTAATTACAACAGGTGCTGCACCATATTCATCTGCTGACTTAAATACAGCAAGCGCAGCAGATTTTGGTGTTAATGTTGCTACGCTAGGTATGGGTTCTAATACCGTATTCAAAACATTTAAGCGTCCATACACTGCTAACTTCGGTTACTCTCTAACACAAACTTCTGGCGCATTAGCACTAATGTCAACAGGCGATGGTGTTGATGGTTACACTATTTCTGACAATGCTCACACAGCAGCAGTTAAGTCTGGTTTACAATCAGCGTTTGGTTTGTTTGCAAACACAGAAAATATTGATGTTGGTTTGATTGCTGTTGGTGAAGTTGAATCAGTTATCGCCAAGTACGTTATCAACAGCGTTGCTGAAATTCGTAAAGATTGCTTAGTGTTTATCTCTGCCGTCAAAGATAGCGGAAGTGCCCTAACAATCGTAACTAAGTCGAGCGACTTCCAAGGATTGGTTGATTACAGAACAGCAGCTTCTAACTCTGCTAACGTGTCAACATCTTACGCAACAATGGACAGCGGTTACAAATATCAGTATGACAAATACAACGATAAGTACATCTATGTTCCACTGAATGGCGATATCGCTGGTCTGTGCGCAAGAACAGACTTTACAGCTGACCCATGGTATTCTCCAGGTGGATACAATCGTGGTGTAATTAAGAACGTTGTTAAGTTGTCATATAACCCAAGCCAGACTGAGCGTGACACATTGTATAAGAATGGTATCAACCCAGTTGCTACATTCCCAGGACAAGGAACAGTATTGTTCGGCGATAAGACAATGTTATCTAAGCCAAGCGCATTCGATCGTATTAACGTGCGTCGTCTGTTTATCGTTCTTGAGAAGTCTATCTCTACAGCTGCTAAATTCCAGCTGTTTGAGTTCAACGATACGTTTACACGTGCTCAGTTCCGTAACTTAGTAGAGCCATTCCTGCGTGATGTTCAGGGTCGCCGTGGTATCTATGATTTCCGTGTTGTGTGTGACGAAACAAACAACACTGGTGAGATCATCGACACTAACCAATTCGTAGCAGATATCTTCATTAAGCCAGCTCGTTCTATTAACTTTATCACTCTCAACTTTATTGCTGCTAGAACTAGCGTAAGTTTTGAAGAGATTGGTGCTTAATCCTAAATATAAAGAAACAGGAGAAAAATTAAATGGCAAATATTGACGCATTTAAAGCCAATCTATTAGGTGGTGGTGCACGTGCTAACCAGTTCTTTGTTCAATTAACATTCCCTTCTTATGTTGCTGGTGGTCCGCTACTAGCAGCAAAGGGACAGTTTATTTGTAAAGGCGCACAGTTACCAGCATCAACGATTGACAACACACCAACATTTTTCCGTGGTCGTCAGGTTAATGTTGCTGGCGAAAGAACTTTCGCACCATGGACTGTAACAGTTATAAACGACAACGACTTCGCTCTTCGCAATGCTTTTGAAGCATGGATGAACGGAATCAACGATGTCGCTAACAATACAGGCAGACTAAGACCTTCAGACTATCAAGTTGACTTAGATGTATATCAACTAGATAGAAATGGTTCGCCTGTAAAACATTATAAATTTGTTGATTGTTTCCCAACAGAAGTATCAGCAATTGAATTGAATTTTGACACAAACAATCAAATTGAAGAATTTACCACAACATTCCAGTATAACTACTGGACTTCTGAGACAAGCACTCAGGGTAGATTAATTAGTGGTGGAGTGAATATTAACATAGGTGGCATCAATATTCCTACATCTATTTGATGTAATTTCGTGAGGTTACTTTATGCAATTTTTTGGTTTTGAAATAAAACGCAAACAGGATTCATCGTCAATTGAGTCGGTAGTAGCACCCTCAGCTGACGATGGTTCAACACTTGTATCTACAGCTGCTGGTTATTATGCGCAGACCATTAATATGGATGCTGTCATCAATAACGAGAATGATCTTTTAAGAAAGTATAGAGAAATTTCTGGTTTTCCAGAAGTTGATGCTGCTATCGAAGACATCCTCAATGAGGCAGTTATTGTTGAAGATAATGAACCACCAGTTTCTTTAGATCTAAAGGATTTAAAAGTATCCGAGAATATTAAAAAGAAACTTACTGAAGAATTTGATAGTGTTCTAGATCTTCTTGGATTTAATGAAAGAGGACACGATATTTTCCGTCTCTGGTATGTTGACGGACGTATTCATTATCAAATTCTCATTGACGATAAGGATGTGAAGTCGGGTATTAAAGAATTAAGATACATCGACTCGATGAAGATTCGTAAAATAAAAGAAATAAAAAAAGAACGAGACAAGAAAACAGGATTAGAAACTGTAAAAGAAGTGCAAGAGTACTACGTTTACAATGAGAAGGGTATTTCTTCTGCTAATTCGCAAGGTGTTAAGTTAAGTAAAGACAGTGTTGTATACTGTAACTCGGGTTTAATCGATCAGGGTCTTAACATGGTTCTTAGTCATTTGCACAAAGCAATTAAACCAGCCAATCAATTAAAAATGATTGAAGATTCGTTGGTTATCTATCGTGTTTCTCGTGCGCCAGAACGTCGTATTTTCTACATTGACGTTGGTAACTTACCCAAGATTAAAGCAGAACAGTATGTTCGTGATATTATGAACAAGTATCGTAATAAACTTGTCTATGATGCAAACACAGGCGAGATTAAAGACGATCGTAAACATATGTCTATGCTTGAAGATTTCTGGATGCCACGTCGAGAAGGTGGTAAGGGAACGGAAATTACAACTCTACAGGGTGGACAAAACCTTGGTGAGTTATCAGATGTGAAGTATTTTAAAGACAAACTATATGAGTCTTTGAATGTTCCTAAGAGCAGAATGCAACAAGACCAAACAGCATTTAATATTGGTCGCTCTGCTGAAATTTCAAGAGACGAAGTTAAATTCGCAAAGTTCATTAATAGACTACGTGTTCGTTTCTCGATTCTATTCTCTGAGATTTTAAAAACACAACTCATCCTCAAAGGAATTATCAGAGAAGACGAGTGGGACGAGTTTGATAAAAAGATTAAATATCAATTTAAGATTGACAATCATTATGCTGAACTGAAAGAAAATGATGTTTTTGCAGGTAGATTGGCAATGCTTACCCAAGTAGATCCATTCGTTGGTAAATACTATTCTAAGCAGTATGTTCAAGACAACGTTCTCAAATTATCTGAAGAAGATATGCAGAGAATTGATAAAGAGATTGAGCAAGAAAAAGAGCAACAATATGTTGATGCTGACCATCAGGGAACAATAGCTGGTGTTACACAAACTGCTCAGCAAACATATCTACAAGCAAATGCCCCTGCTGAAACGCAGGAAGCACCAACAACACAGAAACCACAGTAAGGGGTAATTATGACAAACGAACAAGTAATTGAATTGATCGATAGTATTGTTGACGACAATCCAGTAGATTCTGAAAAGATTTTTAATTCTATCATGGCAGATAAAATCTCTGATAGATTGCAAGATTATAGAAAAGAAGTAGCAAGTAGTTTCTTTAACCCTGTTGAGGCAGAAGTAGATACTCAAGAAGATGCAACTGAATAATTTTTTATCGAAGTTATACACTGACAAAGGCACTTATGGAAAAGTTGTCAGTGTTACATCATATTATGATAAAGAAATTATCGTAAATGAACAACAAGATTGTTTTGTTGATGGAATAAAATTAGATCAAAAATTTGACAGCTTAGAGGAAGTTAAAAATTATATCGATATCCAAGAAGAAGCATTTAATACTAAAGTAGAACTATACGAAAATATATCAGACACAAAAATTGCTTCGATTATAAGAAAATATACTGATAGTAAAATAACAAATCAATTGGTAGAACATTACATACAAGCAGCTTCCTCTAAGTGTTTTACCATCGATCCTATAATTTTAGAGATGAGACATACAAATAAACTCGACTCTGAGATCGATGGTAAGACAGTTTTTAGACTAAATGATAGTAAACAGATAGCAATATCAGAAGAAACTCTTGAGAAGATTGCGAATTTACTAAATAATTTAGATGAAAAAGAAAAAACAATTGACTATATGAGGGAGAATCGAGAGAACTTCCTGTCAGTCATAAGACTACTATAAGGAAAATGCGATGGCAGCAACAAAAACCGTAGTTAGAAATAACATCAATAAATGCTTAATCCGCATTGTTGGCACAACAGCTGGAGATACCTCAACAGTTGATTTAGATGTCGACTGTCTTGGATCTTTTGAAGCATTAACTGTTGGTGGAACAGTAGCCATAAATATCGCAAAAGTAAAAGCGAGCACTGGTAATAGTATTACTCTTGTTCGTAATGGCGTTACAGTCGCAGCGTTATATGGCTCAGATGTGTTAGATGAAGCCGATTGGGTAATTACTGATCAAAATACACACGATATTGCTGTAACATTTGTGTCTGGCGCAGGAATGGTATTGCTCGAACTAACAAAAGTTAGTGGATTCTCACCTGAGTTTGAGCCAGGATCTTTTGGTGGTGGCGATAACATCAACGCAGTGGGGTCATAAGACATGAGACTAATTAGAGAACAAGTATCAGAAACAAAAATTATTGTTGAAGAAAAACTCGGTAAAAGTAAACAATATTTTATCGAAGGTATTTTCCTTCAATCAGAATTACAAAATCGTAACGGACGCATGTATCCAGAAGCAACAATGGATAAAGAAGTCGGACGTTATATAAAAGAATATGTAGAAATGAATCGTGCTTACGGTGAACTCGGTCATCCTGACACACCATCTATTAATTTAGATCGTGTTTCGCATTTGATTGTAGATCTTCGTAAAGAAGGCACAAACTACATTGGTAAGGCAAAGATTTTAGAAACCCCTATGGGTAATATTGCACGTGGTCTTCTGGACGGTGGCGCAAACCTTGGTGTTTCTAGCCGAGCACTTGGTTCTTTGAAAGAGAACAAAGATGGTGTTCAAATCGTTCAAGACGACTTTATGCTGTCAACTGCAGCTGATATCGTTGCCGACCCATCGGCTCCAGATGCTTTCGTTCGTGGCATTATGGAAGGTAAGGAATGGGTTTATGTTGATGGAAAATTTGTGGAAAGACATATTGAAGAGACAAAGAGGATTATCCAAAAGACTTCCTCTAAACACCTAAATGAGCAAATGCTTAGAGAATTTAAAAAATTCTTGATGAAATTGTGAAATTTATAAATAGATTTTATCGAAAATAAATCGGACATAACCTATTCAAACAGGAGACAAACATGTCAGTTGAAAAGAAAATTGCAGAATTGCTAGCTGAGTCTGAAAAACTACGCCAGCAAGAAGAACAAATCGAGGAAATCGTTGAGGAAATCAACGACGAATCACAAGAGCAACTCGAAGAGGGTGCTGCCGAAACAATCAAAATGAAAGGCAGTGCTGGAAGCGAGGGAGACAATCCAGATAACAAAGCAAATCAGGGAACTGAGAAGCCATCTGTATCTACAAGCAAGGCAAAAGATCCAGCACCAGGAGTTGCGATGAAAGAAGATATTACAGTTGATGTTGCAGAAGATGTTGCAGCATTAGTAGAGGGCGAGGAATTGTCCGAAGAGTTTAAAACAAAAGCTGCAACAATTTTTGAAGCAGCAGTTGTTACAAGAGTCAAGGCAGAAATTGCCAAGATTCAAGAGCAGTATGACGCACAACTCGTTGAAGAGTTTGAGCAGATTAAAGAGGGTCTAGTTGAAAAGGTTGATGGATATCTCGGCTACGTTGTCGAGCAGTGGATGAAGCAGAATGAAATTGCCCTTGAAAGTGGTATGAAAGCAGATCTAGCAGAATCATTTATCCAAGGTATGAAGACATTGTTCGAAGAGCACTATGTTGATGTACCAGCAGAGAAATATGATGTGCTTGGTTCACTTGAGGAAAGAGTTGCAGAACTCGAAGGCAAGTTGAATGAGTCTGTAAATACCAACATCGATATGCAAAAGAAAATTGCAGAATACGATAGAGCAACAATCGTTGCTGAACTTTCTGATGGATTAACATCTACAGAAGAAGAAAAGTTCGCAACATTGGCATCTGAAATTGTTTACGAATCAGCTGACCAGTATAAAGGTAAGCTACAAACTATTCGTGAGTCATATTTCACAAAAGCAGCACCTGTAGCGAAAGATACAGTTGCAGCAGAAGAGCCAGTTGGCGATCAGAAATTTATTTCTGAGAACATCGCTCAATACGCATCTGCATTGGCAAAATTTAAGAAGTAAATTAACCTTTTCAGGAGAAGACTAACATGTCAGTAATGTTAAGAGAAGATCTCGTTAAGAAGTGGGCACCCATTCTTGAACACGAGACAATGGATCCAATCAAGGATCAATATCGTAAAGAAGTTACAGCTGTTCTTTTAGAGAACCAACAAAAGGCTCTATCAGAAGAGCGTGCTGCTCTTTTCGAAGCAGTTCCAACAAATGCGAACTATAATGGTTCATCAACAAACCCAGACACAGGTGGTGTTGCTAAGTATGATCCAATCTTGATCAGCTTGGTACGTCGTGCTGCTCCACAAATGATCGCTTATGACGTTTGCGGTGTTCAGCCAATGACAGGTCCAACAGGTCTAGTGTTTGCAATGAAAGCA